AAATTTTTTAGTCCAACTTAAATTAGTTTTATAAAAAATACTGTTGGACATATTATGAATACTTTACCCATCCTGTAATAATATATTTTTTTTCTTTAGGAGCGTTTACCCCTTGATGTAGATGAGTCCAATGAGCAGGCCATATATAAAAATCCCCTGCTTTAGGCTTAGCAATAAATTTTTGAAATAAAAATTTTGTTCCCCCTCCTTTTTTAATATCATTTAAAAATATCATAAAAGCAAAAACTCTTTTAGAAAATAGTTCCGTACCATCGTTTTCACAATGAATGTGATCGTAATAATCATTTGGTTTAAATTTCATAAGTTGCATAAATGGATCAAGACTCCATTTACATAAATGTTTATCTACATACGGATAATGTTCTTTGAAATTTTGTATACTATCTATTAATGTTGTACCTAAGCCAAAATAATCTTTTGGATCTCTTAATGTTAAAGTAATCTCTAAACTTTTTAATTTTAGGTTATTTCCCGTTATTCCATGCTGTGCTTGTTTTTTGTTTTTTTCAAACCAGTTTATAAGTTTATCACAAGATTTTTTTGAATATGCTTTTGGTATTTTATGTATAAAGTTCATTTATCTAAAAGACTTTCCTAAATTCCAAACAACTAAACTATACCTTGTGCCAGAGGTTACAGGTTTAACTCTATGCCAAACAAATGATGGAAATACAACAATAGATCCTTTAGGTAGTATTTCTTTTGCTTGTCTTAAATGTTCAACTTCATTTCTTAAATGAGGATCGTAGTTTCTAAAATCAAATTCTAATTCACCACCTGTGTATTCTGAGCTATCAGTTAATTGACAAGTCATGGATAATTTTCGAATCATACCTTTGTTAGGCCCTTCTTTTTCGTAAGGTTTATCCCAATCATCACAATGCCAATCATAATATTGGTTTTTTTTATATTTTGTAAACTGACATGATTCAGATCTTTCCCAATCAAAGTTCCAACCTGCATTTTTATTAGCTATATTAACGTATGGATGTAATTCTTTATATATCCAAGTGTCATCAAGCCAAACTAAATTAGAGTTTCTTTTTTCTTTCATTTTTTTAACATCTTCCTCTGATAATTTTCCTTCTTCATACCCACCGGTTCTAGCAATTTCTTCTTTTTTTGAATTGGCATATTTTATTACTTCATCACAAAACCTTGGAGTAAGTACCGATGTAAAATACCAATAATAATTAGTTATATTCATATGTTATTGTTTGAACAAAGTTTAATGAATCTTTTTGAGAATTAGTTAAAAAGTACATATTAGTTGATGGAAACATTATAAATTTATTATTTTTAAGTTCTATATCCCAACTTCTTCCTTTTCGTCTGTTATCTTCATAGTGTATTCGAACAAAACAATCTTTTACTTTTACACCATATAATAATGTAAAATCTGGAGAATTACGTAAATCTACTGGATCAATATTAAGTAATGGAATTGAGGTTTCGCTAGGTTTATATATATTTCCCCAAGTTTGTTTATTAGTTAATCTAATTTCATACTCAAGACCAATGTGATCTCTAATATAAGTATCTAGCATATCCCAAGTCCTTGAAAATGGAAATTCTTTTTTTAAATTATTTGATTCTATAATATCTTGAGTTAATTTATTTCGGTCGATATCCCAATTTTTAGGCATCGTAACATCACCAAAATACAGTGATTGCTCTGTTAAAATTTTCTTTTGCATACCACCACCTTGTATAAAATAATACTAATTATTTGTCAATTATTGAGCAACCCAAACTGTTCCGTTCCAATCATAAATAGATGTATCAGTGTGAACTGTTCCATCTACATTACTTTTTTTACCTTCCCAACCTTTTGTATTATCAACTTGATATGCGTTTTCATTCCACGAGATAGCCCAGTTCCATACAACAGGATCTGCTCCATCATTAGTTACTGATGGGTAAGTAATTGGTGGATCCCAAGATGCAGTTGAAATATTTTTAGTGTAAGATGTAAAGGGTTTTTTAGGCCAAAAAATTTGATTATCTTCGTCCCAAATGAAACCTATTCCAGCATAGTTTCCTCTATATGCTTTTGATTGGTCAGAGTGTTCTGTGTTATCTGAGTTATAATATTTACCACCCATTGTATTGTAAGATGTTTGAATCCACATTTCTGCAGGCCAATTATTGTGTTGTTCTAAATATTGTTGACCTATTGCTTCGTCTTCAACACCATCAGCGTTGAGCATGTCTATATTATCAAGTGTTAATACTTGAATAACTTTTCCGTTCGCTCCTAATTTTGCAAAGTGTGCCATAATTTATATTATATATTTATTTTAATTATCATTCAACTATTGAAACTTATACCTTATCAAAACAATACCTGATCCACCATTACCAGATCCTCCACTAGGACTAGGGTCTACTCCAGCTCCGCCAGATCCTCCTCCTGTGTTTGCAGCACCATTACCAGATCTAGTGCCATGGCCAAGACCCGCAGATATTCCAGCAGTTCCACCACCTAATCCTCCAGATCCACCAGATCCACCAGATCTTCCATCTCTACCACCTCCACCACCTCCACCAAAATATTGAGCTGGACTTCCATAAGATGTAGGCACTTGAGGAACTTGTCCTCCGTTACCACCATTTCCACCCGATGATGGACCACCATTTCCACCTGAAGCAGCAAAACCACCACCGCCACCTCCTCCAGCTGCGTTAGCAGGTATAGGAGCCGGATTAGTTCCACCAGGTCTACCTTGAGATGGACTTACAGGAGGTGAATTTCCAGATCCACCGGGACGACTGTTTGATCCACCACCACCACTTCCACCCGATGAAGCACTACCATCGAGATGAGCACCTCCACCTCCGCCTGCTGAGGTAAACCCAAAAGCAGATGAAGAACTTCCAGTACTACCACCAGTTTCTCTTGATGCAGGTCCTCCTCCGCCTATTGAAATTGGATAACTTGTCACTGAAACGGGATGTCCACCTGTAACGGGCGAAGGAAAATTATCTCTAAAACCTCCAGCTCCACCACCACCACCTCTATCTCCACCTCCAGAACCTCCTCCAGCAACTACTAAATATTCTACTGTATTTGCTCCAAATGCATTACCTGCATCAGATACACTGAAAGTACCAGGTCCTGTAAAGGCATGAATTTTAAAATCACCACTTGTTGAAATTGTTCCACCAGATGCTGCTATAAAAGCTGGATCAGGATCGACCGTTATTGAAAAAGCTCTGTCCGAAGTTGTCCCAGATGTGTTAGTTGCTCTTACTGTAAAATTAGATGTAGTAGTACTTCCAACAGCGTCAGCAGTTCCAACAAAAGCACCTGTTGATGAGTTTAAAGTTAACCCTGCAGGTAAACTTCCTGATTGAATTGCATAACTTAAAGTTCCTGATGATGTAGTGGCTGTAACAGGACTTAGTTGTCCGTTTGGATCAGCTCTATCTGAAGCACCAGATAAAGTTCCTAATGTTCCAGAAGCTGTGTTAAAAGTAATTGTGGGTGCTTGAACTGTTATAGAAAAAGCCCTGTCGGATGTTGTTCCTGTTTCAGTAATAGTTGCTCTTACTGTAAAATTAGATGTAGTTTCACTTGCAACAGCATTAGCAGTTCCTTCAAAAGCAGCTGTCGTTGAGTTTAAAGTTACTCCCGAGGGTAAACTTCCAGATTGAATTGAAAAACTTAATGTACCAAAGGAAGCTGTTGCACCAGCAGAGGATAAATTGCCTGCTGGATCAGATCTTTGAGTATCTGTTAGAGTTCCTAATGTTCCTGATGCTGTATTAAAAGTTATAGTAGGGGGAGCTATTGGTCCTGAATCTCCTGCGCTTGACACTACCCACCCTTGAGTAGCACCAGAATAAGTTAAAGTTGTCGCTTGTCTATTTGCAGTTACTCCTTGTCCATCTGTACCTCCTTCAATTTTTTCTCCTGATTGTGGAATAAAAATAATTTCATTAGTATTTGCACTTGCAACATAATCTACAATTTGAACAGATTCTCCAGCTACCCCTGTTGGTAAAGTTACAGAGACACTATTTGAAGAACTATCTACAAAATAACCCTCACCTGCTGTCGCATTAAAATCTGTAGTTTTGACTGATGTTACCCAACTTATATTTCCAAAACCTGATTGAGAAGCACCAGCTGCTAAAGTTACTGTGTCTCCTGATGCACCTATTGTTATGTCAGTTCCAGATTGATTTATAATATTACCACCGTCTGTAGCTTTTAAAGCTGCAGATTTAAGATCTCCCGATACTGTCAGATCATCAGATAAGGTTACGTTATTACTAGCATCTTCTAAAACAGATTTAGAAGCAGGGCCTGTCACGAAAACATCAAGGGTTCCTCCAGAAAAATTTATTTTATTAGTATTACCTGCTGAATTGCTTATAACAGTTGTTCTTTGTAAAGTTGTAGATGCTGATAGAGTACCTAATCCTACTTCAAAATTAGTTGAATCATCTTCAGTAATACAATAATAAGTAGTGTTACTTGTCCCAACGCCTGAAGCAAAGGTTATGAAACCTTGAACTGCACCCCCAAGTGTAATATCACCTGTTCCAGTTGTTGTACTAGTTTCTCTAACTCTATCGTTAAGGACAAGTGCCATCTAAACCTTTATTACGTTAATCTTAATATTGCTGCAGATGTTGTAAATGCAGGGAACTGAATTGTAAATGTTCCAGCAGTAGCAGTTTTATCGCCACCAAAATCTAATACTGCAACTGCATCAGTAGTACCTGTACCACCGTCAGTTGTTGTATTATAAATTAAAGCTCCTCTAGCTGTTAATGTTACTCCTGTAAAAGATAGATCAGCAAAGTCAGTAATTGCTATTGCTGAAGATACTTTTACTCCTTGATTAACAAGTGCTTTACCACCTGCAGTGTATCCTGAAGATGTAACTTCAGTATTAGATCCACCACCTGGGTTTGTTGAATAGTTTTCTGTTGAAGCACCTAAAGTTGCTGCTGATGTATACATCGCTAATTTATATGTATCAGATGATGTATCAAA